CTCCTGTGATAGTGAAAGCATCATCCAAACCGTTTCCAGTCAAAGCCCACCGAGTCATTGGTGCTCCGACACCGTAAGAAGCGAAGTTACTGGCAATGTCATCAACGTAAGCTTTGTTTGTGGCATCATTTAGCTCTGTAGGATCAGCCAAGGACTGAATCTTATCAAAGTTAGCGTCCCAGTTACCTAGGCTGTTCTTGACCATCGAAACGTCATTGATGTCTCGGCTTTCTTGGATCAAGTAAAAGGACTGCTTGCTATCGGTGTCCAAATCCACCTCGTTCAGGCGGGAGCCGTCAACAAAGTCCACAAGACGCTCGGTAAAGTCGGTAATGCGCCGAATACGGACAATCGTTCCGTTGGCAGGAGCCGAAGAGAAGACTACGTTGTTACCTACAACCGACCATCCGGTAGTTACCTCGGTTGCGCCAAAAAACACTTTAACGTGAACGTCACGGATGCGGTCAAAAGGGATAGCAAACGATGTCTGAGAACCGTTAGCAGTGTAGTCTTGGAAGGTAAGTGCCATAGATGGAAATAATTAGTGATTATTTATTGTGTGTCAATTCGGAAAATTGAGAGCGTCTTCTACTTGTTTTCGGATTCCTTTAAGCCCCTCCCTTTTTATTCCACCCTTTAAGGCATCGTTGGTGATCTTCTTGACGGTAAAGGCCCGTTTGAACTCAGGGTATTCTTCCTTGGTAAGCTCAAGAGCAGCGGTTCGGTAAGAAGAAACAACAGACATTAGAAGTTTAGCTCTTGGATTATCCTCGCCTTGAAGAATTTGATTCTCAAGAGATTGATATTCTCCAGATTTAATAACCATACTCAAAGCATCCCGCAACGACATTCCTTGTATCTTGATCTGTCCGATATTTTCTTGCCAGCGGTCATAAGCGTCTTGGCCGAGTTTTGGCATAGTTTTTACTCCAAGATTTTGATAAAGAAGACCCAAACTTGCTTCGTCTTCGTTTATGTCTTTAGCTTTTAGCAAGTCTAAAAATTTATTGGCAGAGAAATCTCGTATTTCATTTGAATCAGATGCGAGCTTGCTAAAAGCACCCCCTTTGTAAACAAAGCCACGAATGTCCCATCCCTGTCCGTCTTCAGTTCCATAATACTTTTCAGGACTTGAGAAATTATGATTTAAACTCAAAAGCTCATCTATAACTGGATCATTTTTGGTTGAGGAAAGGTAGAAAGGATTGAAATGGTCAATTAACGGAATTTGAGTAATTGCTGCATCAATGTTTTCTCCAAGCAAGTTGTAAGCTCTAGGAAGATACATATCTTCGCCAAAAACTGTTTCTCTCAGTCCTTCAGGCATACGACGAGCAATGTGTTGTGTGAAGCTACTAAGATCGTAAATAACCGGATCGGTGCTCTCCATAACAGGGGTGGTCAACGGAGCCGTTCTGCGTCCGAGATACGTTAAAAGTTTACGTCCAATATCTCTTTGGTCTTCACTAACGCCTTTAAACAAATCAGACCATTGCTTAATGTTATTAAGAAAAACTTTTTCAGTAAGCTGTGTTCCAACAACAAGGCTGAGAATACCAGCAAGATCAGCAGCATCTCTTTCGTCGTATTCGGGACGCTTCATGTAAGCTACCGTATCGGAAGCAGCCATGAAGAAAGCAGCGGTAGGCTCGTGAAGTCTTTTGAACTCAAACAGATAATGCGTAGCAGTTTCGCTGTTTGGTTTAACTGCGTTAGGATTTTTTGCCAGTTCTTCTTCTATCTCCTTAGCTGCATTGCTTCCTTTTTTAATTTTAAAAGCATAAGGAATATTTCCCTTGGATAGCCACAGTTTTCTGGATTCTTTATTTCTAGGGCCACCGTCCGTCATCAAATCGTTTGAAGCCATCCAGAGTGCTCCTGCTGTAATTGTCGAGCCAGCAAGCTGTCTTCCGCGAGCCTGAGCAATGCGGAACGGATCGCCAGAAGTGTAGGCTTCTGTATATTCTTTTTGAATGTTGCGTAAAGAATTGAAGGGCTGTCTTCCACCACGAAAACGGATACTAGCGACTTTTTCCAAGAGTGCCGCATTGGGGATATATCTTCCTGTCATCTTGAACAAATTTACAGGAGTCTGAATAAACAAGAAACCCAATGACAGACGCATCAAAGGATGGTTCTGCATAATTGTTTGGAATGACTTACCCATTGTGGGCTTTCCGTTTAATCTGTTTCCAAGATCACTTTGGTAAGTAATTTGTCTGGCCCACTCGTCAGCAAATTTAGCCAATTCCCCCATTTCGGTATTGAACCGTTCTTCCGTCCTTTTAATGACTTCAGCATAAGCATCGGCTCCGGTAATGCCCTCAGATTCCACTTCTTTGCGGACATCATCCATAATCCTGTTTCGGGAATACAAACGATTGTTACTGTCGATAAGAATATCAATACGTTCGTTGATAAATGAGTTTAGCTTATCTCCCTTGAGTCCTTGTTCTCTACCTTCAATCAAAAGCTTTGTGTGTGCTGCGGCATAAGCATTGCTGGCTTTGATAAAATCATCAGCACCTAGGATTGTTCGATGGACAGCCCGAAAAACCTCACCAATAGAATCAACAAACAAAGCACCCATCGGATTCTTGTTAGGGTCGATACCATAAGTTTCTGATGTAATCCATCCACGAGTTCTATATTTACCTAGTTTGCCGTAAACAGCACTTGCAGCTTTCTGCCCCCAACTTTTAGGTTCACTGATCCGTTGTCCACGTTCAACAGGCATACCTCCACGAATTTCTTCAAGTTTAGAAGCAGCTTCTCCAAACTTAATTTCGCTGTTACCGACAATGGAAAAAAATGCTTTCAAGTTTGAATCAAACCGCTTTGTGGCGTATCGAAAATAATTAAAGCTTGCTTCCATCGTGGCTAGTTCACGACGAACATCTTCATCTGTGGCTTTTCCAGCCATGCGCTTAATTGAATTAGTAACAAATCCGTAAGCACCTGACAGTGTTCCGCTTACAGGAGCCATAATTGTCTCTCCGATACCGCCGACTACGTTAATAATGCTGGTATCTACGACACTCATTACCGATCCAGTAAGGGCTTCCGAAAGAGAACCAACCGCAATGTCCATTTCAGACATATTGGCAATTTTAGAAAATGCTTTGGGATTATCGCTCTTTAGGGCAAGGGAGATCATTCCCATGAGTTGCTCAGCTTTATCTTTGGTTAGGTTCTGGAAATCATCAATTCCAGCTTTTTCCATCAATTTGTTGATAGTGGAAATGTTCCTAAATTTAGGATCCATGTTACGGAAAGCGTGTCCCATGCGACCCCAGTTACCCCGAATCCGTTCGGCTGGTTTAAGAACCCGCTTAACTTCAAGGAAAAGAGAAACAGCTTCAGCAAGTGATTCTTCGCTGTTGGTAACTCTAACTTTTTCTTCGGCTTTTCGCAGCGCATTGACAGCTTGCTCAGTCATGTAACGAGCAGCAATAATTTGATAATTAAGTTCGTCAGTTGTTTTTGCATTACTCCGCAAAGCTTCAATTCGTTCCTCGTATCCGTGGGAGGTAAGCCACTGCTCAGCGTCTCTTGCTCTGTTTTCAGCAGTAAGGCTAGGAACCTTTAGCTCATCTTTGAGTGTAATAGCCAAGGCTTGTAGCGCACGTTCCGGTTCCCTTGTAATTGCTGCATTAAGTAAATCTAGGTTGAGGTTTCCAGCTTCCGCTGCTCTTTGGCTAATATCCCCGCTAATGTCTTGATTGATGAGGGATGCAAATTCTTTCAACTGTTCAGTTGCTTGCTCAGCTTGCTGTTTAGCTGCTTCAGACATGGGAGGAAGAACAGTCGGGGTTACTTCGCCTCCCGCTTGACCCGATACGCTATCGCTAGGGCTTGCTTTAGGGGCTTCCCCGCTTTGATCTCCCGCTTTAGGTTCCGTTGAAACGCCGGTTTGCTTTGCTTTTTCTCCAGTGGCACTAGTCTCACCTCCTTCAAGTTGTCGCATCAAAGCCTCGGCAAGCTCACCATCGGCATCCGTAGCGACAGGCTCTAGAGGAACTTCGTCTGCGTTAAATCCTGCAATTTTTGTAAGTTTCTTACCAAGAGCAGTTGGCTTGTTCATCATCGCCCCCGCAACAGTCATTGCAGCAAGGCGAGCAAAATCAAAATTACCTTCTTCCGTGGCTTGACGAATAGTTTCAGCAGCAAGCTCGGTTCCAGCCCCAAACACTACATTGGCAAGGTTTTCGATGCGTGTCTTACCGATTGCAGTAGTCAGTTCTTTAGCTGATGACTTTGAAAGGAGTTGGCGGCTAAATGAAACAGCGTCTTTTACGTTGGAAAAACTAGGACGAAAGGCTACAGCATTGGGGGCAATCTGACCGACCCCGCTAGATACCGGATACTGTTCCTGAGATTTTTTAAGGTAGCCTTGCCATTCTTTGTAAGATTCAGGAGAAACATACTCGAAAGCCAAGTTTTGAGCTTGGTCTGTAGCCCAGTAAGCACCAGCAGCAGCAGCTACACCCCCGACAAACCCAGCCCCTAAAGCCACAGGCCCAGTAGGAGACGTAGCTAGCCCCGCTCCAGCAACACCCACAGGAAATGCAACCAAAGCGGCAGTAGTGGGAAGAGCAACATCCACAGCCTGAGCCATACCCGCAGATACAGCACCAAGCGTGCTCTTAGGCTCCTCGGCTTCACTTGGAACCGTGTTTTCAACAATAGCGGGGGGGATAGGTTCAGTAGACTGAAGAAGGAGGCCGTTAACTGGATCATTCTCGGTAGCCAAACGAATTTCGTCATCTGTTGGAACTGAAACCTGATCCAAAGACGGATCGGAGGAGTCTAAATCAGTGGACAAAAGGACGTTACGGAGTGCTTCGGACATAAATTAAGGTGAACGCTGCTTGCTTAGGGCTTTTTGTTGACGTAGAAACTGAGCAATTTCCTCTTCAGTGTCAATCCCTAAAGTAGCCATCAACTGAGAAAGAGTAGTGTTGTCAAGGGCGGTAGGCTGAGCAATAGCAGCGTCTCCTGAATCGAAAAGAGCGATTTCTTTCAATCTACGGTTCTCAAGTCCTTTAGATTGTGCGTATTCCATCATTTTCTGTTTCATAGCTGCTGGATTACCAGCAAATCGCTTGATAACTGAATCACCTTCGCCTGTGTTGTAATCAAAAGAGATCAGCGCATTGCGTTGTCCTTCACTGAGTAAGATTCCCGCTTCTTCCTGAGCCTTGTCAACACGTGCTGCGTGGGAAGCAATTTCCTCGTTAAGTCTCTGAGCAGCCTCTTCTTTAGTAATGACCTCCCCTTGAAAGCTTCGGGTTCCGTATCCAATAGACCACTGTTTGTTGTCCCAGTAAGCTTTTTCGCTGAACCCTTCAGCATCTTGAAGAAACGAGATCAAGTTCTGAGTTTGTGGAGGAGCGTCGATAATTCCTTGTTTTGCTTCACCAACTACCGCATCAAATTCACGTTCATTTCGGAAGATAGGGGTAGTCATCGGATTCTTTTTTATTTCCTCCAAAGGAACTGGAATACCATCCTCTGTTTTTCCAGAAAGAACCGCTTGGGGGCCGTAACCAACAATCGAAACCATTTGTTGATAAGCGTTGTTAAGTCGTTGTTTTTCTTCTCCGGTAGCTACCCCGATTTGCTGAGCTAGGTAGCGAAGTTCCTGTGGAGCTTTGGCAATACGAATTTTAAAATCTACAGTTTGGGGTGTGGTAAGACCAGACGGAGAGATAAACTGAAGCTGGTTAACAGCGTCTTCCAAAACACTGACTTTTTGGGACATTGCTCCGTATTTCTGAACTTTTTCCTGTTCTACCGCAGCAGCGGCAGGATCGCTACTTTCTTTAAGTTGTTGTGAAAGTCGTTTGGTTGTTTCGGCATAAGCCTCATTTACCGCTTCCTGAACCACACCAGCCCTACGTGTAGCGTTTTCGGGCTGACGTAGTGAAGGGTCGGAGTTCAGTTTACGCGAAACAAGCTCAGTTGCGGTAGTGCGAAACACGTTCTCTCCAAAAGTCTGAAGATCAACAATTTTTTGGGTTTGATCTCCGGTCAAAGCAGCAATGGAACCTAACGGCCCTTTTGGAACAACCAAACTATTTGCAAGCCCTTCAATGTTTCCAAGCTTAGTGTTAAACCCACCCTCATTTAAATAATTCCCAATGTCAGCAGCGTCCTGTGATCTTTTAGCATACTCGTCATAAGTAGCTTTAGTGATCTGTCTGCTGTCATACATTGTCCGAAGAAGCTGTGCCGCTCCCTGTGGATTGTTGGTAATCTCGTCTTCAATCCAGCGGACATCTTG